CCATAAACCAATACGGTCTGATTCCCTTCCAGAAATACTAACCATTTTCTCTTTAGCAACAGGCCAGAATATTTTAGGTCTATCTACTGGGAAAATATTGTTATTGTTGTTGTTGAAATTAGGTTGATTATCGAAATAACTATTATCTAACGGCATTAGATGCCCTCCTTTTTTAAGATGTTTTAGTAAAACATATACGAGACAATTTATTACATTCATCAGTACCACTGCTAGTCCCGCCTTTAACATCATATAGTACTGAAGCCATAAAACCTTCAAAATAAATAAAGGTTAAAAATAAAAAATTAATAGCTAATAAAACTATTAAAATTAATAATAAATTATTATACCAATAAGATTTAAAAAACATTTTATCAATCCTCACAATTTAACCAAAGTATTGGTTTATCTGTAGTCCAACATAAACCACACGTTCCACAGTTTTCTGTTAGACCTAATTGATAAGGGCATATAATACCCTCTTCGCTTTCATTTATACTATTAGCAGACCAAACGTCATCTTTTATCAATCCACTGAAACGTATAAAGAAATCTTTATTGCGTTGTTTTTGTATATGTAATAGCTCATCACCTATTGTATGTGGTCTTTTTCTACTCTTTTGCGGTAAACGTGCGCTAAAACCAAATACTTTTAATACGTTAGGAAATGATTTAGTTTGTAAATGCCACCACGTTTGTAAGTATTTAAGACTAAAGAAATCACCTAAAACATGTAAACGCACCAGAAAACCAGTATGCCTATGTTTATAAGCTAAATAACTTACTTCGTGTTTTATTGTATCTATAAATAAATCAGGATCATTAGTTGGATCTATTCGATGTGCATAAGGCATTCTATTTCCATAACATGATGACCAAAATGAACAGGAATCAGGACATGTTTTACGTTCTGGAAGAGTAACAGTATAAATAGGCATGCCCTTATAGCGGCCTTTTGTAACTAACTTTCCAAGTTTTTTATTTTTACTTGGCTTAATAACGTTAAACTCATAATGCTCTATTGGGTAAACAGTGGCAGGATATACCGTACCACTGTTTACAATAGCTGGGTGGTCAGCTTGCAGTTTTAAGCTTTTCACCTAGATATTCCAATAGACCTTTTACTACTGAAGTACTAAGAGCATCCGTATTTTTTAGAAGCTCTTCAATTAAAGGAAATTTATAAATACATTTATTTCCCCTTACTTCCAGAATAGTAGATAAATTAACATTTCTGTAGCCATTAAGTTGCATATCAAAAACGTTATAGTATCGTGATTCATCTACTGTACTTTTACCACCAGCTAAGTGGCTTTTTACACCAGTACGACAAGTTATTTCACGAATTGTTTTATCAACTTTAAAAAAAGTTATGGACAATATTCCATTCTTAAATTCGTTATTTAACCATAACTGCATGGCTTTAGAAGATGGATACTCAAGGAATTTATAAATGGTTAAATTCTTTTTCCTACCATTTAAAACTCGATTAGGCATTCTTGTTTCCAAATTATAACTCATTACTTCGTTCCTCCATTCTCTAGTTCATCAATTTTATCACTCAATTCCTTGTTTGTTTTTAACAATTTCTTAACGTGCTCATCCTCTGGTGGTGGTACGTTAATAGCTAATTCACGATTCTTAGCTGTTCTGCCTTTAATAATGCTTTTACTAACAGATGAATCGTCGTCCCAAGGATCATCTAAAGTTATAATTTCCAACTTTAAATGAGTTGTTCCCCATGATTCATGTGTTTGAAGAATGTTAACTGCGGAAACATTTTCCACATTAATTTCAAATTTATTATTATTAGCCATAACTTTAAACACTCCTTTCAGTGTTAGTATTATCATTATCATTATTATCAGTATTGTATTTTAGCCTTGTTTCCAAAGCTCTATCCTGCATCCATTGTTTATATTTAGCAGGATCTTTAAGACATTCAGTTAAGAACGTCCTAAACTCTTCTCGTTCTTTATCAATAGTCATTAGCTTATTCCCCTTCCTTTCTAGCGTATATATTCGCTATCCGTTGTGGTATTACTACTGAATCGTTACATAACGTACAGCACCGTCCGTTCTTAATCGGTAATGCGTTATGACCAGCGGTCCATGCTATTTCGCCTTTACTGTTAGTCTGGATATCAATCGTTTCTTTACAGATACAGCATTTATGAATGGGTAATAATGGTTTTCTCTTAGCAACCATAATGCTAACTCCTTTTATTGTTTAAAGAATTATTTGGTGAGACGTTAGACTACTAAGCGCAGTATAACGATATAACGGACTATTTGCCGCTATTGTCTGCCATCCTCTCACATTTTCTGGGAGGATGTCAAAAAAGATCGCCAATCGTCCTTTATTGTTTAGTTAATAAGCAACAACTTAGCAAACTACTAAGCAGTTTAGCACTCATACTTTGGGCGTCGGCGTTAGCCTTGCTAAATTACTGCGTTGGTGTTCGTAAGAACCAAGCCGACAGCGGATTATAGCGAATTCAATTAGCGATTTTATTTGATTAAACAAACCTTATCTGTTACCATCTTTTTAATCGGCGGCAATGAGGTCGTTTGATGTAGTTGGATACATATAATATGTTAAACCGGCTAGCTTTGAAAAACCATTTATATAAGGAATTCATGATGGTTGACTATAATCAAGTAGTGGCGCAAGCCAAAAAAGACGAAGCCAATTCTAAAAATAAAGATAAGGAATTGACTTCAAAGAATATCTTTAAAAATTGCTACTTATCAGTAGGCGGAAAGGTAATAGCCAAGGCTAGGGCAATTACTCACAAAGGCAATATTCAATGTGAAATGCCTAGTAAAGAAGATAAGGACGCATCTATGCCCGAAGGCTTAGAACTGGCCATTATTCAAGTAGGTCCAGATGGTAAAGAAGTGAAGTTAGATATACCTCGCGAAAACTCGGGCTTATTGATAACGTCAAACGGTCAATTATTCTTTCAAGTTAAAAGCGCGTTTGAGGATGGTGTACCAGCAAAAGGAACAAACGTTGAATTGCTGGACGCCATACAAAGTGAAGCCTTCTCGTACAGTAAGGCCGAAAGTCAAGCAATGGAATTGGCTACCAAAAAGACTAAGTCTGTCAAAGCCTACTACTCCGGTAGGTAATCGCTAAGAGTTGCCACTAAGTAGATCACTAATAGATTTGCTTAGTGGCAAACTTTTTTTTTAAGGGGCGTCGGCGTTAGCCTTTTCTTTTTTTTTAATTCTTCTATCTTCTTATCCAATTCATCACGCTGAACAGTTAAAGCTTTAATAGTATTGTCTACTTCTTCCTGCTTATACTTATCTAGTTGTTCTTGCGATACAACAATAACTGAAGGTTTAAGATTAAACCAACGATCAGTATACATATCAAATAATAAAGGTAATAACATAAGATCATATCTCCGTGTGTAGTGTGCTTCTAGTAATATAAGTAGTTTAAAGACAAAAAAAAGGAGAGAACAGCGTGTGCCATTCCCTCCAAGCTAACAGTTAGAATGTATAACGTACGATCCATCCTTTCACATGAAACTTCAATCGTTCCCAACGTGTGTATACTTGTAGATGTCCTGTCTCGTGATATTCTTCAGCCATTTCAAGCCAACGATCTCCACGTCGTTCTTCTCTGTTCAACCATCTATCTTTGATATTCATATCATATTCTCCATTTATAAGAAAAAGAACGGAGAGAACAGCGTGTGCCATTCTCTCCAAGTTTAGGGAGTATTATTTTTTTAGCAAGTCCTCCAATATTGGTAGATCATCATAATAGTCTGCTACATAATCCACAAAAGCAGTCAAGAGCTTAAAATGCTCTGCTTTCTGTGCATTTAATGTATTAGCATTCTCTAATCTTTCCAGACGATCAGATATCTTGTCTGCTTTTTGGTTAACTAATAACAACAAGTGATATAAATCTTTTCTACTATTCATTTCAATTCTCCATCTAAGAAAAAGAACGGAGAGAATAGCGTCAACCATTCTCTCCAAGTTTAGGGAGTATTATTCTTTTGGTTGTGGATCATCAGCATAGTCTGGCACATGCTCCACAAAAGCATTTAAAAGATTAAGATGCTGTGCTTTTAATGTCTCTATCTCTGTCATCAGTCTAATATCTGCTTCGTCACATTCAGCAATTAAACCAGACAATGAATACGGTTGTTCATTGTGTAAGATATCTTTCATAAACCAATGTCTTTCAGTTATGACACCATCATCACACTTCTTCTCTAATCTTTCCAGACGATCAGATATCTTGTCTACTTCTCGACCAATTAATAATAACAAATCCGGCAAAGTTTTTGAGTGATGTAAATCTTTTCTACTATTCATAAGATTATTTCCTTACGTGTTGAACGTATGCGTTATGCTCCGTTCCATGATTTAAACTATACCTAAAACAGATAGATTAATCAAATTAAATCAACTACCCAGCTTCAAGTGAGGGAAGGAAGAAGAGAAGCTTTAAAAAGGAAGGGGCAAAGAAAAGTGCCCCCCCGTCTTTTATTATCTATTAGCCTCCCGGTTAAATTTCAAAAATTACAGGTCTTGTATAAAGTTTATATATAGTATATATATTAAGTTATACTTACTTTAGACGCCTTCAAAAACTACCTAAGATACGTTCTTCGTCTCTTTATTATATATATTTTTTCTATCTCTCTCTCTTTTTCTTTCTTTCTTTTTTTATATATCGTATAAAGTATGACTACGACAACTAAAGACGACTATAGAATAAAACAACAGCATATTCTCTATGGAGATATGTCTGACGAGTCTTTGAAAGAACTTATCAAAGATACGGCTACCATGCGAAAGCATCCTAACGCTGGTGGCGATCTTCAGGAAATGAGGAATGAATACAGGCGGCGTGTGGCTGATCGATTTGCACGTCGTCCTAAAAGTACCTATAATAATAATACCATGCTTGAAAAACCAGCAGACGTTCCCAAGTTTAAGAAAACAAAATTCGTTACAGGAATGGCTCCCCGCCAGGAAAAATTTTGCATGGAATATATGGCAACAGGAGATGCCGCCAAAGCTTACCTCAGTGCCGGATACAAAGCTGGAAGCAACAATTCGGAAACTACGAAACGAGCTTACGCTGTTCTGAACAAACCGAAGATCAAACAACGCATAACAGATATTCGACAGGAAGCCATCAAGCACATGGCATGGAATGCAGATCGGGTCATGGATCGGTTGAACGAAGTTTACGAACATGCATTGGGTGGTGGTGACTATACCAACGCCAACCGTTCTATCGAATCGGTAGCCAAGCATCTGGGCATGTTTATAGATCGTTCTGAAAACGTCAACAAGACAACGATCAGCCACCTTGAATCAGGTGACGACGATGAAAGTATTGACAACGACATTAAACGTCTGGCAGAAATAGCAGGTTTTAAAGTTATCGAAGGCGGTAAAAAAAGAGAGGAATGATCTTGGTAATATTATGAAACTGACAGATTTTGAAGACTTCATAAAAACGCAAGATAACTGTGATGACAATCTCGTGGGAAACAACAACAACAGCAAACGTACACCTTCGGCTATCTCTTCTTCTTCTTTTACAGAACAGGAAAAAATAATTGAAGAAATTACTTCTGAACTGATACAGGCGAAGAGAGAGAATATAGATAATCTTTTTCATCAGCATATGGCTGTAGATTATATTCCCGCCTTTCACGCTCTGGGAACCAAAGGTATGTGGCAGTTATCGGATCGTGTACAGTTTGTTCTGGAAAGCTTTCATAACCAGATATGTTGTCATCCTTCTCTTCGGAATCCTGATGACAACATGAACGACATAAGAGGACAGACAGCTTTTATAGCTCAACAACTATTCGTCCTTTTTTCTATGATGATGGAAAAACAGTACCATCGTCCTGACTCTATTAACTGATAATTTATATAAATTAAACATGCCTGTTCCTCAGATTTCTACAAAGAGTAGGGAGAATATACGAAACGAACTAATGTCGTTAATCATGGCAAATGCCCAGAATGATTTTCTGACATTTATAAAAGCCGTCTCTCCCATGATTATAGCTGACTTTAAAATGGGACGGCATATTGAATTGATTGCCAGTAAGCTTCAGCAAACCGAAGAAGGAACCATAAAACGACTGATGGTCTTTCTCCCTCCCCGTAGTTCAAAGTCCCTGATCTGTTCCAAGCTGTTTCCGGCATGGTACATGGGCCGACATCCTAACCATGAAATCCTGACTGTCTCGCATTCGGATCAGTTGTCCAGCGATTTTGGTCGGGCGGTACGTGATATTATCAAGTCCTCTATTTTCCAGTTAATCTTTCCTGAAGTAACACTACGCAGCGATGTACGGTCAGCTGGAAAGTGGCAGACCAACCAGAACGGCTTTTACTACGCAGCAGGAGTCAAGACCCAGATTGCGGGTCGTGGTGCACACGTTGCTATCCTTGACGATGTGATGTCAGAAGAAGACGCATTCAGTGAAGCTGGAAGACGTTACGTAAAGGAATGGTATCCAGCAGGTTTGCGTACCCGACTAATGCCTAACGGTTCCATCGTTATTATCAACACACGCTATCACGAAGATGATATATGCGGCTGGTTGCTCAGTACCGAAGACAAGACAAAAGTAGAAGAAGAATATTACATTCCGTGGGAAGTTATAAAGATACCCGCATGGCTTGACGACGATTCGGCTAAACTTCTTAATCTGCCTCCTAACACTTCTTATTTTCCTGAGTGGAAACCTGACAGGATTCTGAAACAGGACGAAACCGAAATAAGAAAGCACAACGGGACAAAGTACTGGCAGTCCCTGTACATGCAAGATCCGACACCAGCAGAAGGTGGTATTATAAAATACGCTTGGTTTCAAAACTGGCTGGAGGAAGATCCGCCTAATTGTGAATTTGTTATCCAGACTTACGATACGGCTTTTTCGGCCAAGACAACAGCGGATTATTCTGTCATGCAGACGTGGGGCATATTTGAAAAGTACGAAATAGATAGTGTCGGAACCGAACGGTTCATACCTAACCTGATCCTGTTGGGAAATGTACGGGGCAGATTTGAGTATCCAGAACTAAGATCTATTGCACAGGAAGAATTCGAGAAACATGAACCTGATATTATCATTGTAGAAAAAAAGGCATCGGGACAGTCTCTCATACAGGATATGCGTCGAGCCGGATTACCAGTGTTGGAATATACGCCGGATCGTGATAAAGTAAGTAGAGCAACCGCATCAACGCCCTTTCTTGAAGCAGGACGTGTTTGGTTGCCTACTATGAAACCGTGGGCCAATGATCTTATTGATGAAGCCACTTCTTTTCCCAACGCTCGTTACGACGATCAGGTGGATGCAATGGTAATGGCAATATTATATATGAGAGACTCGTGGCACGTTACCCATCCTGACGATCCAGACTTTAGTGATGGGGAAGAAGATAGTAATATTTACAAACCAAAAAGAAAAGGTTATTGGAGGCTTTAAGATATGGGTATTAAAATAGTACCAAAACGAGATTACGGTTATGATGTAGATCATCCTTCGTGGAAACGAGCTAAAAAGAAAGCCGCTTCTACAAAAATGAATCGTCAAGGTCTTTCTCCAGCAGAGGAAGCTCGTTCAGGAACAGCTAGTCAAAAGGCTCGTAAAAAAGCAATGAAAGTTAAAGGTTACAAACACGGTGGTATGGTTAAAGGCATAACCTCGGATATGTATAGTGCCAATCCGTCTTACTACATAATGTCAGGTAAACTGAAGGTGTAATGTTATGGCTAGTGATCCATTAAAATTAATGCGCGAAAAGAGGGCTAGAGAGCGGAAAAGAGAGCGGAAAAAATATAGACAGAACGAAAAGAATTGGGAATTTGAAAGGCAATGGAGAAAGGACCAATTAAAATCCGATATGGCTGCTAATCCGATGGCGCCGAGATCAGCAGCAAAAGTAGCTCCCGTAGTATCGGCAGAAATAAAACGTCGTAATGCAAAAATTAGGCGTAACTATGCTAAAGCACAGAGGGAAGTTGAGAAAAGATGGGTACGTGAGGAACGAGAGAAACTAAATACTGAACCTCAAAGACGTAAGCGTACTATAGCAAAAGTAAATCCACCGAAAGTAGTTCGGAAACAAGGTTATAAAAAAGGTGGTCTGGTTAAACCTCGTGGATTTGGTGCAGCTATAAAAGGATGGTAGATTCTTCCAAGATTAAACATGATCTTGTTCGTCCTGTTCAAAAGGACTATAAAAACGGTAGTGATTACTTTCAGGCTGTTTGTAAATATATTGTCTTAAAATTTGAGGATACTTATAAAGATGAAGCCAAGGAAACCTTATAAAAAGGTAAGTAAATATACTGTACCTATATGGAAGAGTGTAGGAGCCGCTATAAAAAAAGGTGAACAGTGGAAACCTTTAAAAAAACCTAAGATGGCTAAAATTATTAAAAGACCTTCAATTAAAGTTGCTGAAATACCAAAAACTAAAAAAGGTACGGGAACAGGACCATTAGGTAGAAAATCTTTACAAGAAAAATTGACAACAGAACCTTCATCAACTATACAGAAAAAAGTTATACAAGGTGTAACAGGTATGTCTAGGGGAGGCTATATTAAAAAACGTAAAGAAAGACCTCAAGGATGGGGCAAAGCAAGGTATTAGGTAGACGATAATGGCTACAAAAGAAATTAACATCAAGAATAATCCTGGTAATACAACCGTTATTCAAACTAACGTAGCTCCCAAGAAAATAGTGGGAGACGGTACTTCTATAAAAACAGAAACAGTTGTCAAAACAGAACCAGTGAAATCATCTACGGCTCCTTCCATGATTTCTATTGGTCCGTTGAAAGTTTCCCATCCTGATATGGGTATAGCTATTATGGGTGTAATTGTTATTGTAGTTGGTGGTATAATAATTAAAAAATGGTTACGTAAGACGAAGAAAAAGAAGAATAAGACGACAAAAAAGAAATAATGGAACGGTAGATATTCGTGGCAGAAATTTTAGAGGAAGCTGTTGATGTAACAGAAGAAGTTGAATCGGACAGTACTGGTGCTGATGCAAAGAGTATGGTTGGGCCTATTAACCGTGTGGAAAACAGTGCCAGCGGAGAAGCTTTATCCTCAATTTCAGAAAATATAGAAATAGAAATTGAAATAGAGGACGGTGCTGACATAGAAGGTATGGGTATCGACAT